TACAGCTTTAATTAAAAGTACTCAAGAAGCTTTAGATGAAATGCTAGAAGAAAATTCTAAGCTACAAGAAAATAAAGCAAACTTCCTTAAAAATGTAGAGACGGATTTATTTGGTTTAAAAAGAGAACAGCTAACTACTATACCTACCAAAAAAATTAAAGTAGAATCAGAGACTACTGAGGTAGTAGTTACTAATACAGAGGTTGTTTCCAAAACGGAAACAGTTGAAACAAACACAATATCTGATATTTTAAAACAACTTCAGATTGCTGTTAAACAAAACAATCCTTTTAGCAGTACAAAGATTGAGATAGTAAATATACTTGAAACTTTAAAAGCTAAAACTTCAGATGAAGTATATGTTAAATTAGCAGATAAAGTAATAGGTCTTTTGAAAGCAGGAAGATATGAACTATTAATGTCTGATAAAGATAATCAATTCTATGCTTTAGCAGGAAAAGTGTTTATACCTGAAATAACTAATAAACCTTTAAAGGATGTTAGAACAGGACTAAACCAAACAGTTGAAACTATTATTTCTTCATTGGCTCATGAAGTAGACCATGCTGTGCATAATGCTTATATTCAAGAAAACTTTGATAAAGACTCTGGAATACAGTACCTATATAACAAAGTAATAAATGGATTGGATTACAAACTTTACCATGACCTAGAAGAAAGTCCTTTAAAAGAGAGACTTAAATATATAACTAAAGATTACCATTATGATATGTTAGATGCAGAACACTCTGACTGGGATGAAGCTAAATTAGAAAAGCAAGCTAACATACAAGCAATCAAAGAGTTAATATCTATTATCAGAAATGAACCTGACTTTGCAGAAGCAATACTTAATACACTATATCCTAGTGAAAAAGGAAACTATAAAAAGATTAAAGCAGCTATACAAAAGATTATAACTAATATTAAAAACTGGTTCTATAAGAATCCTAAAAATATAGATGTACTACAACCTAATATGCATAACACATTAAAAGTTATAGAGTATGTACAATTTACTGCTAAGATTAATCCTGCTAATCCAAAGCAAGGACTTGCTATAGACCAAGCTACATTCTTAAAGCTTAATCCTATAAACCATAGTATGACAGCATATGAGAAGACAGTAGAAAGTGTAAACAGTTATGCTAGTGATTTCTTAAAAGCTATCTACGATATAGCGGCTGATGCTACAGGTCCTCAGATTAAAGCTATGCACGCTAAAGCTATGAAAGATTATCCTGTGTATGCAGGAACCATAGACTTAATATACAGTGGTTTTTACAAAAGTGATTTAGCTAATCAATTTAGAGCTTCTTTAGGATTAAAGACTAACTATGATAAAAAGAAGTTAAATGATTTAGCTCAGATAGCTGATACTATTATTAGAGAATCTAAAACATTATTAACTAGTAACCTTACTACACTAGATGATATACTTAAAACTGTTTATAATCAAGAAGAACTATCTACTATAAACAAAATATTTAGTAGGACAGGACTTGGAGATATTATAGGAACTTCTGTATATGATGAATTACTTAATGGTACAGTTACATTAGCAGATTTTAGATGGTAAAGTTTCATCCACTAAAGCTAACCTTACTTCATTTGGTTTAGAAAAACTTAATACACTTGTAGCTCTAGAAGCTTTAAATAGAATACCTGATAGTATTAAAATACTTACAGATATGAAAGCTAATAACCATAAGATATATACTGAACTAATGCAGTTAATTATTAGTATTAAACATCAAAATGAGATTATAAACTTAAACAAAAAACATGGAGCTTTAGGTGAAGTAACTTCAAGTACATTTATATACCATGACTTTGATGGTCATGGTACTTTGGATGTGTATGACCAGACTCATGACTTTAAAATAGTTACTCAAGCAGATATGAAAACAGACAAATATTCTGCTAATAATAGCTGGAAAATTATTAGAACTCCTACAGCTACTACCTACGGTATAGTTGCTAGAGATTCATATCATAGTGGTTTTGTACAAGGTTTAGGATTAAACTTCAATAGATTTAAGAATGGTATATCTACAGATGCTTCTATAACACAGCAACTAAATGTAAGTCCTGCTGCTGCTATTAGCAATAATGCTATTAAAACAGATGGTGGTAACTATAGAATAATACTTACTACAGATGAAAAAGCTAAATTAGCTTATAAAGATAATCCTGCTCATACTCTTATGAGAACATTTGTTGCTAACAAAGAAGTAATAGAAGCTGATGCTGTTAGAAATATGGTTCTAGGAAGCTTTATAGAAAACATGACACATGTACAATTAGGTACTTAAATTAGATGCTTATAATAGCTTTGCTGACTTAGACCCAGAGCTACAAGAGTTTTATACTACACCAGAGAACCTATCTACCTTTGGTGGATTTGATGAGCATGTAGACTTTGTAAGAAAAGACTTTAATCATATATTACTTGGTTATAAAAACGTACAGATATTTGGAGATTCAGACTCATATATTTTACGTAGGTCAGAAGACTTGTTTAGAAAAGGTATTGCTTTATTTAAAATGCATATTGCAGTAGCAAGCCCTTTAAAACTAGCAGCGGATGCTGTATCAAATATGACTTATCTTATGACTATGGGTGTAGGTATTACTGATATATATAAATATGGGAAAGAAGGTTTTGCTAACTATAATGCTTTATCCCAATACAGAGGTAAACTAATTAACGCTAAATTAAAATATGCATTATCTAAAGACCCAAGATTAGAAAAACATATTACTAAATTAGAAAATGCTATTAAAGCAAATAAGTTTTATACAGGTGAACAGTATGGGTTTGTACAATCATACAGTACAGATTTAATAACTAAAGATTTTGATGTTATTAGTGGTTTACAAGCTGATATGGATAAAGCTATTAATAGTATTATTAAAACAGATACTGGTAATTTAAATGGTATAGGCGAAGCTATAGAATGGTGGAGTAATTTTGGAGCATCTAAAGGATTTACAATTAATGATTTGTTATCCAATGCTGTAAGACTTAGTGGAACCAATAAGACTACTATGGGTAAAGAAATACTTAATATAGCAGGTAGACTTAAGAAGCATAAAGACAATAAACAACTTGATAGATATGTAGGTGAAATACTTGCATCTCCAGCTTCTGAGACTATTAAAGTTGGTTCAGCTATTATGGTCGCAGATGATGCAATATTTAAATATATTTATGCTAATTTTTTATTAGGAAAAATAAATAAAGATACAGGTAAGTTACATACAGAAGAAGAAGCTTATCTTAAAGGCGGAGAATCTTTTATTGATTATAGAATTAACATGCCTAAAGAAATAAAAGCATTAAGTGACTTTGGTATATTAATGTTTCCAGGATACTGGATGAGAATACAGAAAGTAATATTTAGAATGTTTGCTGAGAACCCAGTAAGTGCTTTGATATCTACAACATCATCTCATATAACAGGATTATCTGGAACCAATATAATTGACAGTAACGCTGTTGAAAAGATTATTAATGGTAATGTATTTCATACAACTAATCCATTAGAAGCTTTTCTTCCTAATTAATTTATAGAAGACTCTTAAGAAGAGTCCTCATTAAAGTAATGATATAAGACTATGACAGCTAATAGTATAACTATAATAATAGCTACTATATATGCTGCATAGACTGTAGCTAGGATGAGAATCAAGAAGACCATCACTCCCAGCACAGCTTGTGCTAAATTAGTAAAATCTTCCCACATAATACTCCTTATCGTTTATCAAGGATTTTCTGTAACTCTTCTTCTGGTCCTACGAAGTTGTCACCTTTTAATTGCTTTCCAGCTTCGTCTTTACCTGCATGCAACTTTTTCATATTAGTTGCCATGACAACTTCTAATCCTTGCATTGCTTGTTGAGGTGTTAATCCTAACTTGAATAAAGAACCAAAGGCAAAGACGATTGAATCAAGATGTTTATCCATACGGTCTACATCTGAAATACTAGGATTAATAGTAAAGTTCATAATCCTTCTAGACAAGTCTTTAGGTGAGGACTCTGGACTTACTCCTAATACTAGAGCTAACTCATTAGTATCAAATCCCTCTAAAGCTTCCTCTATAGGGAATGCACACTCTCTCTCATCAGTATAACCAGCAAGTAATAAATTAGCTTCTTCGTTAAACTTGTAAATTGTTTTAATAGGGTTTATATTCATACTAGAATTTTCTCCTATTATTGCTTGTAGGGTATGATGCTGATACACTAATTATAATTCCTATAACTAAAAATATAAGTGATAGTCCTGTTAGTTTCATCCATAGTACAAAAGCACTCCATGCAGAAGGACCTAAGTCTTGACTTAGTCCTCCCCATAAATACAATCCATAGCCTATACTAGTTATAATAGCTACAGCTCCTATGATAGCTCCTATCACTGCAATTGTTTTACCGATAATATACCATATCATTTGATGTCTCCGCGAAGCTCATCAGCTACAAGTTTAGCATATCCTGCAATGTCATCCCAAGAGTCAATATAACTAGGGTCTCCATTTACAATACGTCCTATCTTATGAGCTATCATTTCAAGAGCTTCCCACTGAGAAGTATTTAGATTTCTAAATGAAGGTCCTTGCATCATCATAGCTTTAAGCTGTTGAGTAATTCTAGCATGGTCTTTAAAAGCTCCATATCTAGAACCTCGTTCCTCTAGTATAGCGTCTATACTATTTGGTTGTGCAGATGTAGTATCTACATCAATTACCTGTTCTTGTTTATCCATGTATGGTTCCTTTATAGCCATTTATCATACGAGATATCTTTCCAGTTACCTTCAACAGATTTTGTATATTCTGTTACAGCTCCTGAAAAGAAATCCGTAAGTACTGTTCCAACTACATCATCCATATATGGTAATGGATTAACTGTAGTATGCCAATTCTTTTTCATACCTAACTCACTAAGAGCATTATCAGCCATATACTCAACATATCGTTTTAACGATTCATTGGTCATATGTGGTGGATTAAGATAATCTATAAGAGCTTGCTCATAAGCTACGGTTTCCCTAATAGCTTCATAGATATCAAACTTTAATCCATCATCCCATATATCAGAATTCTCTTCTATATAGGTTCTGAATAGATGAGCATTACCTTTAAGGTGCATAGCTTCATCACGTACAGACCATTCTACTATAGTACAAAGTCCAGGGTATTTACCTTTAAACTGGAACTGCAATAGCATAGCAAATTGAGCCATAAGACTAATACCTTCTAGACCTCCAGCATATACAGCTATCATTCTAGCTACAGCTCTTCTAAACTCTTTATCTACTTGAGCATCTGTCATACCTACAGCTTTATAGTCTTCATACTTACGAACCTTAGCTTTATCTAAGTATTCTGTCTTAGAAGACATAACTGGTATATCTAGAAACTCTGTATATACAGAACTAGGTAAACCTATAGTATCAGTAAAGTTTGCATAGTTAAATACGTGAGTACCTTCTCTAGCATTAAAGCTACCTAACATTAGCCTCACTTCTGTTGGTTTAATAATACGAAGTAAAGTATCATAGCCAACCCCAGCTTGTACGTCATTCTGTACGAAAAGCCTCATAATTGAAATGATAAATGCTTTCTCTTCTGCGGATGCCATAGCATAATCCTGTACATCTTGAGATAAGCTATATTCACTTTTATGCCATACCATAGCATCATGTGCTTCAAAGTATTCAATAGCCCAAGGATATTTAAATCCCTGAGCAGTTTTATATACAGGTATACCCTGTTGTTTAATTAGACTCATATTAACCTCACTGACAACTCAGACATTCGTCTGGTTCGATATTTATTTGTTGTCTAGTATTAGATGAGGTAGAAGCCTTATTAACAGCTGTACTTCGTAGGTAATACAATGACTTAACCTTACTCTTCCAAGCAAGTATATGGAGGTCAGAAATGTACTGTACATTAGAACCACCAACTATAAATAAATTAATACTTTGAGCTTGGTCTATAAATACTTGTCTATCACCTGCATATTCTATAACGTATCTTTGGTCAATTTCAAATGCTGTTCTGAATACATCTTTTATGTCTTGAGGGAGCCAGCTTATATGCTGTATAGAACCTCCGTGTTTTTGTATGTCAGACCATATAGTTTCTATTTCAGTATCTTCATAAGCACCTAGATGTTTTTTAATAGCTTTATCTAAATATTTATTTCTAACTGAGAAGCTACCCTGTTTTACTTTTTGAGTAAAGCTATTAGATATCCATGGTTCTATTCCACTGGAAGTAACTCCACATAAATTAGATATGCTCATTGTAGGAGCAATAGCTGTTATATGTATATTACGTTTCTGAGAACCTTGTCTTATAGCCATAGGACATGCAACATCTACATATAGATTATGATAATCAGCAGACTTTTGAATCTGTTGAAATATTTTAAGATTTAAACCTTTAGCCATTGCTGACTCCCAAGGTATCATTTTAGACTGCAATAAACTATGGAAGCCCATTACACCTAATCCAATACTTCGTTCGTCTATGGCACCATTACGAGCTCTCTCGAACCCATCTAGACCTTCAGTCTTATCTATAAAGTCTTGTAAGATATTATCTAAGAAATCTGTGCAGTCTGCTATAAACTCATCAAAGCAATATTGATACTCATCCCAATATTCTAAATTGATTGAACCTAAGCAGCATACACCTGAGTGTTCTGTATCTGTTCTTAATACTATTTCACTACATAAATTAGAAGTAGTTACTTTAATCTCTTCATCTTTATATTCACTAGGAGACATAGCATTTACTGTATCTATAAATAATAGATATGGTTCACCCTTCATGGTAGTTCTCACTTCCATTAATTGTTCCCATAAATGCCTAGCACTCACATACTTAATTATTTCTCCTGTCTTAGGCGATAATAAAGCCCAAGTAAAATCATTAACTACAGCAAACATAAACTCATCAGTAATGACTACACCGTGATGTAGATTAGGAGCTCTTCTATTTTGGTCACCAGAGGATTTTCTGATATCAATAAACTCTTCTATCTCTGGATGAGATATGTGAAGATAATTAGCTATACTAGCTCTTCGTAATCCTCCTTGTGACACAGCTAAACTAGCTCTATCATCTACTCCCATAAATGGGATAACACCTGATGATGTACCACCATGTGTTCCAACCGTTTCACCTACAGACCTTACAGATGAATATCCTTTTCCGATACCACCACCATAAGCTCCTAACCAGTTTGATTCAGTATAAGCTTCAAATATACCTTCTTTGGTATCTTCAACTTCCATAGTAAAACAACTAATAGGCAGACCTCTATTAGTACCACCATTAGATGATGGAGGTGTTGATGGATGAAACCAGTAATTACTGATATACTTAGCCATACGTTTTTGATGAGCTTCATCATTAGCGTAAGCATTAGATACTCTATATAACCATTGGTCATAATCTTCTCCTGGTAAAAAGTAAGTAGCTTTATACAAAGCTTTACTAAAACCAGGTAAATGCATCCAACCTCTTTCCATATTATTCTGCATTGAATATAGGTTTATGAGTTTCCACTACAGCAGGTACTACTTGTACATTTTCTGTAGCAGCTTCATTTAATATAAATGGTGCAATAACAGATTCTACTTTAGTATTAGCATCTCTGGATATTTTATCTTTAGGCACTAGGTTAATTTCTGCACTGGTTCCAAACTTACGTCCAGCAATAACATTAACTGTTATATTAAACTTATCAGGACTAAATCCTTGTTTGTCTAACCAGCAAGACATAGCTTGGTCAAACTCTTCTTGTCCAATTGTAATTTGCATTTTTGTTTACCTCCTATGGGTGTTTAAATTTGCAATATGAAACTATACCTGTAGCATCACTCCTACCATCTATGAGACGGTTTCGTGGAGTATATATATCAGAGGTTATACTAGGGTACAAACTCTGTACAATGTCTGCTACAGCTAGTTTTACTTCCTTTCCTTTGACTGTTCCTTTTACACCTATATGCTTTTGCCAAGCTTTAGGTTGTACTTGGTCCAAAGGTAGACCAAAGGCTCTGATTAAACCATGTAATACTCCAGTGTTAAATCCAAAAGTAAAATTACTTTTAGCTGATGAACCAAATATACTATGTACATCTTCTATCATACACATCTGTACTTCATGACATGATATTCTATTTTTAAATTCTTCAATAAATATATACATAGGTAAATCATTATCTAAATATTCTATTGCATTATTCTCATATAAAAAACATATTGCCCCCTTGGCACCTGGGTCTGCCGCAATCCATAGTTTCATATAGATATATCTAATGTTTTAGTTGTACCTAAATTAGTAACTTCTATAAAGCCTAGTTTAGTATAATCAGGGTCTGGATAATAACTAATAATATCAACCATTTCAATAATACCTTTATAAGCGTATAATCTAACTTGTTGGTCATCTTCAGTTGTTCTATCTACTGTCCATATATCTTTAGGAAATTGAATAGATAATAATCTTATATGGTCTATGTATTCGTACCACTTAGCATCTGAAAGTCCTAGAGCAGTGTCACAAGCATTATCAAACTGATAACCTTCAGATAGTATACATAATGACTGATACTCTTCATCAGTTATAATATCTCCAGATTTTTTAGTAACCTCAAAACAACTGTAGTACCCCATAAGGGACTACTTATTGAATAGAGATGTTGTTGGTTTAGGTGTAGCTGCTGCGACTCCGCCTGTAGCTCCACGAGCTTTAGTTTTATCTCTAGTTACATTAGTATTCTTAGCATTCCAAGACTCTGCAAGTACAGCATCTTTACCACTAACATACTCATACAATGATTGATTAGTATCTGATTTAAATACATGCTCAATCTCATTGATATCTCTAGTATCAGACGTATCTTCATACTGACCAGTTGTTTGGTTAAGAGCTCTTTTAAACTCTGTAATTTTACGGATACCGACATTAACAACTTTACCTAGAATATCAGTATATACTTGTTTAGGAGTAGGTACATCTTTCTTAAGGTCATAGTTATATATAGATACAAGTTTCTCTTCAGTGACAAGGTCACCAAGTTCTTTACCTGTAGTTAATTGAGCCAATGCATTTGCAATAGCAAATCCTGGTAAGTCTTTTTTCTCACCTTGTTTATCTACGTAATAAGTAAGTACACCTTTAGCTTTACCGCTAGTAATCCAAAGTGATTGCTTAAGTGTTCTACCATCTGTAGTTTTAAGAGATACATTCAATGAGTATGCTCCACCTGTAGATTCATCTAAATAGATAGAGTCTACTACTGCTGTGTATATACCTGTCTCATAAGTTCTAGGTAAGAAGTCTGGTTTTAGTTCGGTTTGTGATTTAAACATTTTAATTTCCTTTTTTTGTTTGTTTATTTTTAGTTAACATCGTTGTTGATGCCGAATGATTCATTAGTTACTTTTTTATAGTCATTCATGTATAGGGCAAGTGTATCTTGTAACGCTCTTCTACTTTTTTTAGATATAAATGATATATCAAAAGTTATCATAGATGCTTCATTATCACCTTGAAATGCTGAGTATAATAGAGCATCAAAATCTTGAGTCATATCATAGTCTTCTATATCATTGTCTAGTTCTGAAGAGATAGTAACATATCTCAATCCCTTGTTATCATAAGTAGTAAAACCATATTTAGCAAACAGGTCTTTACCCTCTCCTAAGAATATTAGGAATTGATTAAGCAAATCACCTTCTTGCATTTGTACAGTAAGTTGTGATAGCTCCATTACATTAAAAGCTTTTATATTACACTCACACTCTTCAGTGCAAGTCTCTGGTTCGATTTTATCTGTGAATTTCATTATACCTCCTAAGCATAATAGTTATGTAGTTTATTTAATACTAGTTGAATATTATTATCAATGTATGTTTCTTCTCTGTTCCACATACCTAAAGGACTTCTAATACGTTCATTAACTGTCTCTTTAGTGAGACGAGTTTGATACACATATTTGAATCCAACCATTTCATCTTCCTCCGTTATAGTAAGAAGTGGATTAGCATACTCTTGCAATTTAGATACAGGTATCTTTTTAGTAGATATTACTGTACTAAAGAATGACTCTATACCTACGTTAGCTACAGAGCCCTTGACTGGTACTTTAGTCTCCATAGTCATTGTTTGTTCGTTAAGGTCAGACCTTGTATGAGCCAATACAATAACATTCTTAGTAGACTTATTTACATAATACTGGAATAGCTTTTTAATAAATTGAGCAAACTCCCCCCATGAAGCCATGGTATTTGATGATGTTAACACATACTGTGTCTCATACATATCAAATAAGAATGTAGCTGTGTCTATTACTATTGTGTGTATCTCAGGTAAAGTTTCTGCATATTCTATAGCTTCGACTACTTGGAGAGGGTCAACAATTCTAATTTCTGGTTTACCGTCTGAAGGATTCTTAAAGAAGTCTGCTTTAAACGGTAGCTTCTTAGGTTCACAAGCTAAAAACATTACACCTTCGGGTTTCTCAAATCCCATTAGTGATGCTGATTTTCCTGTTGCACTTGCTCCAGATATTAATACCAAATTATCATTTTGTACGTGTTGTTCCATGGTTCTCCTTTTAGAACTTAATTAAATTCTCTTGGGCTTACAGCACACATGAATGCCAAGATACTTAATAGTCTTCTGCTATATCTTCATATATTTCATCTATAGCTACTATAATGTCTTCTCCGAACCTACTGCGTAACTCATCAAGTACTTGGTTCATTTGTACTAGTTCTTCATTTAAATTATAAATAGTTTTATGAGCTTTCTTTAATTCTTCTGTTAATTTTTTAATCATTAGCATTCTCTTTTAAAGCTACACGCTTAGCTACTGTTAACATAATAGTTGTAGCTATTTCTGTTTCACTTAGTGGGTCTACTATTTTAGAGTTAAAAGACATTACCATTGGATGTATAGCTTCTAACGTATAGTTATTATCAACTAAAGCTAAAGCATAATTACGAACCATATTGTTTCTATTACCCTCACCTGTATTGTTTAAAAACCATCTTTCTAAATTAGACATATTACCTATTGCAGCACTAGCTTTAAGTTGGTCTTCTGACTTTTTAGTCTGTGGTATAAACAATGTAGCATCCAACATTTCACCTTCATTATAGAAGTACTCTGCATCTTTATTAGATTCCCATTTTCTAGCTATATCTTTAGTTTGTATATCTACTGAGAATGGTAACCATTCAAATAGATTAGACATAAATTGTCCAAAGTCTTTAGCATTAAGTTTAAGTGTATGTGAGAGCGGTAGTATAACTCTGAACCTATCACCATGTCCTGATTTCTGATGTCTTTTAGTTGTACTAATATGATATGTGTAATCTTGTAACAACAACTTAGCAGTGTTAATACTACAGTCTTTATCTACATCAATTATTACTAGATTAAATCCTGGTAATACTTTAGTACTTTCTCTATATCCATCTTTAAAAGCATGAGCTGTATAGTGATATCCATCTGCTCCAGTAAGCTCATGTAACTGGTTAAATGGTGCATTAGCTAATTCGTAACCAGTTGTAATATCTGTACTGTATGAAAACATTATTTTATTAATATCTGTTTCTTTAAGTGATTCACCTCTTAGAAATTCTATACCATCTATATAGGATTTTTTAATAACTATATTATTTTTATACCCATAAGCAATAGCAAGGTTCATCATGTCAGAGCGTTGAGATACACTACCTTTATAGAATGGTAAGTCTTCCATTAAATCTACTTGAGTAACTTCTTCATTAATATCAGATATATACTTAGCCAATTTAACATATGGTTTTTCTCTAGTCATAATTCTCTGAAAAGCTACACCACTATCTTCTATTAATTTAATAGCAGCATGTAAGTGATTAATAGTAATCTCAGGACTATTGTCTATAAATGCATAAGCTCCTGATAGCTTTAAAGCTCTAAAGTATCTATGAGATATCTCAGCCTTCTGTATCTCTTCATGGTCAGCCATAGTGTCAGCTATAGCACTACAATGTATCTGATATGATATAAGTTCTAAACTAACATCTTTAGCAATACCTAGTTTAGTATTATAATATCCTGGGTCTGCTAGATGTTCTAGTCTTACAGCCATAGTATCCAATGTTAAATCAGATGTAGAATCTGTCATCATATCATACAACTCTTCTGGAGTCATACTTGCTGTAGTCTTGTTAGCTTTCTCAGCATAACCGAATAAACATCTTCTAGCATATCCTGTTTCTAACATAGTAAAGAAGTCTGATTCTGTCTTGGCTCCATCTAGTAGTTTAGTAGGTGTTCCAAACAATAGCATGTTAGTAGGTGTCCTACCATCAATATGTTCTTTACGTTTATTCTCTGCACTATTAAGTGTAATCTTTTCTTTAATCTTACCTACATCATATAGTTCTATAAAAGCATTAAGTGCTTCTATATTATTAGTAAAGTTAGAACCTACTTCATCCATCTCAAGACATAGTGAACCTAGTCCTGACATTAATATTTTATGTCTAATTTGTTTTACTGCTGCTGGAGTAGCACTATCAAAACTAAATACCATAGCTCCTGTAGAACCAAATTCTCTTTCTACATTAGTAAGCTCATGTTCTACATCTGTTTTATTTTTAGCTGCTCTTTGTGCTGCAAGTCTATACAAATTATCAGTAGATATAAATGGATAAGTCTCATTCATAAATTTATCTTTAAATCTCTTAATAATACTATCTTCTATAATATTATTAGATAGCCCTTTACCGAAGCCTGAAGGTGCTAAATTCAGTGCATATAGTGATACAGGTATATCGCCTCTATCTGGAGTCTTAATCGTTGTATGCATCATACTAGCTATCTTAGCCATATGATATGCGATTGATACTCTGAAGAATAGTGGATTATCACTCTGTGTTTTTTTACCTAGTATTTTTACTAATTGCTCTGCTGGTGCAAAGTATTCCATATCTTCAAATGTTTTAATCATTTAAACTCCTAATGTTTTGGTTTTTATATAAGATAACGCATTAACATTATCTTTTACATATTTTAATACTTCTTTACGATTATTAAAAGTAACTTGATTTAACCCTATAATATGAACCATATCATAAGCTGTACTATATACTGTTTGAGATACTTCTCTAGTTATAATATTTAATATAGAATAACTATTTGTCTCTTTATTGTGTAGTATTTCATGTTGTATTATTTTACTCATTAATATCCTTTATAAATAATTGAGATTTTAATTCGTTATAAATAGCTAAAGCTAATTTAATATCTTTAGTAATTATATACTCAGCAAAAAGATGTGCAGTCTTAAATGTAATTTCTTCTACGCTAGTAAAGTCTGTTATATAATCTTCTCTAAGTTTCTGCATTTCTTCTTCTTGATAACACTGTTCTGTCTCTTCTATCTGTGGATATTCATCTTCCATTTTATTAACCTCCTACTGTTAATGTTTTATATTGTGTTTTACTTGGTGATATTTCATATTCAATCATATCTTTTGATATTGCCCAACCATTCCAAGACATACCTTTAAGTGTAACAATTCTATCTGTCGGTGTATCATCTTCCATTCCTGTAGTAAATGATAATAAACATTTTATATCTCCTGCACTATCAAGTCCAAACTCTTGTTCCATTTCGTCCCAAGTTTTAAATTTTACTTGTCTAAGCTGCATATTTATTTATCCTTTAATTCCAATCTTTACTAGGAGTTGAATCATATCTTCTAAGTTTTGACGGACTAAACTGTGGTCAAACCATTTAGATAATGAGCCAGTATAATCAAGTGGGTCTTTAAGGTTTTTATTTATATACACACCTGTAGAGACAATCTTATGTTTACGCCAAAATTGTTTATCAATAGGTCTATCACAAATATCCCCATCTGTAATACAGATACAGTTTTTATTTCTAAGTATATCTACCTGAGCATCAACTGTTTCAGCTAATCCTTCTGAGCCTTGAGTCTTATTAAGACCTAATATATTAGCATCTGCTGTACCTAGTTGTACTACATGGTGTGACCTAGTAGTTGAATATATAACACTTCCATTTACATATCCTTGCTGAGCAAGTTTATTAAATATATAAATAAGTGATACTGCATTCTTCATAGGGTTACCTGACATTGAGCCAGACATGTCTATCAATAAATTGAAATCAATATACTTACCTTTAGGAGCTTTAGTATCTACATAAAATCTATCATTATCTGTAGCTAGTGCTTTAGCATTAATATGTTTCTTTGGAGTGATTGTTTTTTGTTTAGATTTATGCCCTCTAAATGCTTTCAATAACTGGTTTACTTTTTTGTTTAAATCTCGAATTTCATCAAAGTTAAGTATACTATTACTACTGTTAAATATAGATGAACCTTTGAAAGTTTCTATATCTTCTAGAGCTTGTTCTACCTCCTTACGTTCTACAATAGATACTGGTTCAGGTTTAGATTTACTGTCCTCAGGATTATCTACCATACCACAAGCTTGAGCAGCCTGTGTTGTAGCAGAAGTAATATCATCACCTTCATTAGCTTCATCTTCTTCTTGTTGTTCTTCTTCTTTAGATTTGTTTTTAGAACCAAAGTTTTTATAAGTTAATGGAAACTCTTCAGCTTCTTTGATATTACCGAAGTCATCTGCTTCTACAAGCGTAGATTCTCTAAGGTCTTCACCTGTGTAGTCTCTATAATGATTAGCAGCATCTGTAAGTATATCTTCTTTAGTTGGTTCACTCCCTACAGGTTCGTCATCATAACCAGAGTATCCATCTGTACTAAGCATAAACTTAATTAAGTCTTCTAGCTCTTGGTCATTAAGTCTTTTAATATCTTCGGTATTAACTCTGATATATTTTGTCCCTTTAAGTTTAAATACTTGTGTAGGAAATTCTTTAGAGTGAAGTATTTGAGTACCCTTAATTAAATTTTCTCTAAGTACTGGGTCTCCTGTAAATACTAAACCTCTAACTGCTAACTTTAATTGATACGCTGTATCTTCCATATCGTGCATTTCATTTCCTTTTTATTTTTATATTAATTTTTTATATTTTACTAATGATAAACTATCATCTAATTCGGTTTCAACCATATATTCGGTTATTGTATATTTATAATGCCTATGTTGCCATGCTCCATTAGTCACTGTTATAATTCTATTTTCAGGTAATATATATTCCATATTAGAAGTAAATGATATAAGAGGACAATTTATATCACCATCGCTATCAAGACCGAACTCATATGCCATATGGTCCCAGTCTTTTATTTTTACTACTGTTGTAGCCATAATATTGTCCTTTATGTTTTAACAGTCACCTTATTATTTAATAAGGCGTTTAACTGTGTCTTTAAATATTTTTTCTTCTACTTCGTTGATATCACCATCTGTAGTTCTACTACATACATTAGAAGTAAGGTCAAATATATATGAGCGTAACTCTTTCTCATTTTCACACATACTAAGAATTTCACATAAGTATCTTACGTTCATTGTATTAGTAAGCTCTTTAGTCTTTACAAGCGATTCTACAGCTGTGTAGAGGTTCATTAGTTGGTCGACAACCTTTGGGTCGAAATGTATATTACAAGACTCTACAATGCTACGTACAGCATCCATAGAGTGTTTCATTTCATACATTCTAAATCTGTCTGATAGAGCCAAGTCAATATCTTCTGTATTATAATCACTACCAATGTTAGTTGTAGCAATAGCCCATAGATTTTCTACTGGTACTTTAAGTGTTTCTGATTTACCAAGACCATGTTCTGTACCTACAATTCTGTTGGTTCTCAATTGATAGTGTCCTGTACTATCTGGAGTCAATGCACCTATTAGAATGTTAAGTTCTCTTTCTGGGATACGTAGTACTTCATCAATAAAGAATGCAGACTTAGTTAATACAGCAGTTCTAAACGCAGCAGTAAGTGGACCATCCATCCATACAAGTGAACCATCTGGAGCTTTAATGTAATAACCAAGTAAGTCAATAGACTCAATACCAGCATGACCAGCAATAAACTCTGTAGGAATCTTTTGGCTCTCTAAGTATTTAGATACTAAATATGTTTTACCAAGTCCTCTAGCACCAAGTAACATTACATGTTTTTTAAATGCATATCTATTAACGAAATCATTAATGCCTACAGCACTATAAGATAGTTTCTCTTTTTGTATTTCAGCAATCATAATAGTGTATGCTTCTTTAACTTCTTCTACTGTAGTAATAAATCTACTATCTGTAGTTACAATAGCAGCAATCCCATCTGAGATAGGAATTTGTTTACTTGTAGAAAATATTCCTTTAACTCCATTAAGAGCTGCAATAATACTTTTTCTAAGTGACTCAGGATAGCTATCCATATTGATAGATTTAAGTGAACCTTCTAACCAAGCATGATTAGTAATTTCCTGTATCTCATTAGTTGCTGGATTAAATACAATAAATGTATTAAATATAATACCTGTATCATCTTCTTCTTTTGGAGTAGATAGAATAGATGCTATTGAACGTCCTTCTGTACCTACTACACCTGTGATGTGTGCACCATATGTAAGAGTGTTATCCCCTATCAACATAGGTGAAGCTACTGCTTTATAATTAACTACTTTGTGTTTGTCTGTGATTACTGTTTCTACTGTCTTTGTTGTTGCCATTGTGTTATTTCCTTTTTTTATTGTTGTATGATTTGATTGTGTTAATGCTATTGCACTACTATTTGCTGTTGTTGTTGCTGCTGATGCTAAGATGTTTGCTAAGTTATTTGGTGTTTTATTTATATCTAGCTCGTTGATACGTGATATTGCTTTTTCTAACTCACCCATATTAAGCCAATTTACCAAATGCTTCTAATCTTTTTCTTTGATTACAAAGATTAGCTACACTACAGTATTGACAAGCTTTTGCTTTACCTTCTCTTGTTTCAAGTACTCCTACATTACCTACTGAAGCATGATATACACTTGCTTCGCTATAATCTTTAAATACTTTAGTAGCTCTACCTGATGTATTACCTGATTTATAATAAGCATAAGTATTTGGTTCTTGCCATAATTCTTCTGGGGTACAGTCTGGTATTTTATCCTGGTCTGTTTCTTTTACATATTTATCTATAGCAGCTAATTTAGTAGTAATATATTTATTTACTATATCTACTGGTTCTAATAGATGTTGTTTGGTTTGTATTCTAGCTTGAGGATATCTTGTATCTTGTAATGCTTTTAGTTTTGACCAGTCTGTAAATATATAGAAGTTAGTTCCTATATCATCTGTAATAAGTACAGGGTCTAACCATCTATATATAGACATCTGCATCTTATATTGCCAATCTGATGAACCAAGCATATAACCATATACAGAGGATGATTTAACATCACCTACTGCACCTTGAGTAACTAAGTCATACTTACCTGTTACTATCCAATCACCTACTGGTTTTTCTAACCGTTTCTCAAATGATGTATCATCATAAATAGTATTAGCTGTTTCAGGGTCAATACCTAAAGTAATCATAGCTTCTATAGCTTTATTTTTATTCTTCCATGCATTCTCTACACTATCATGTAATGCACTACCCATAGATACTGCTATTAGATTATCTACATCCATAACTTTTAAATTCATCATATTCTGTCTAGCTAATACAATTTGTCTAATTGGTTTTAATAACGTAGTAGTACTAATAGTATTGGTTCTATCATCATAGTCATAATTGTCTACACAGCACCATACAGCTAAAGGTAATGGATGCTTTTTTTCATTTGTTATAATCTTATTTTGTATCATGTTTAACCTCTTGTATTTCTTTCATATATTCTGTTACTTCTTCTTCTGTAAGATAACCTCTAGGGTCATCATCAAGTTCTTTACACCAAGCTTCATATGTATCTTCTCCATTAGAGTAGAACATCTTTCCTTTTAATACTGAAAAAGTATAATTATTTAATTCAATAAATGCATGCAGCATTGGTTGAAGTATATCAGCATCTTTATCTATACCTTTTTTGATTAACTCTTGTTTTATATCTTCAGGTATTGTAGTTGGATGAGGTTTAAATACTAAGTCTTTAAATGTTTTCATTGGTTTCCTTTTATGAGTGTTTTATATTGTACTGATTGTGCTAGTTTAAATAAGTCAGCTTTATAACAGGAAAACTTATTTCTATCTGGATATAAAGTATCCTTCTCTTTATCATCAATCCACGGTTCTATTTTTTGTATAACAAATGTTTCTCCTACCTTAATTTGATAATGACCTTCTGGAGGTTCTTGAATACATTCTACTGTATCACCTATATTAAATTTACCCATTTATACTTCTCCATACTATTTCTTATAGCCTGTATTTCATATATACTGGCTCTATTATTTAATTGTTTTTGTTTATCCCAGGATTTACCTATATCTAATTCCGCTCCTATTTTTACATCATTAGATTGAATAGTTAAATGCTCTTGCCATTCCATACATTCTATCAAATTATTATTAAGCCATTGTGTTACTACTGGGTCATCCTTCCATACAAAATATATAGCATCATGTATCTGGTTCACTATAAATATATCATACTTATAGATAGATGCTTCTATTCTTTTTTGTATTTCTATAGATGCTCTGTTAGCGAGTTGTCCCCATGATTGTGTTACAGCGTTACTAGCACTCCTAGCTTCGCTCTCAGCCTCTCTTGGTGTTGAACTCATACCTAATATTGTCTGAGCTAATAATGGTGTTCTAAGCCTTAGTCCAAAGGCACATTCTACATATCCATTTTTCTGAGCAAACTCACTATTCTTTTTAGTAAACTCTCCAAGTCCACTATATAGATTATGATATCCTTCTTCTATAGCTTCAGCTACAGCTTCAGGTAATCCTATATTCTTCATTAGAGTATGTTTAGTACCTCCATACTGTAATGCAAATGATGGTGCTTTAGCTTCTTGTCTAATATCTGATTGCTCTGTTTTAAATAAATTTACAGAATCAATATCATACATATCATAACGCTTAACTATAGCAGGGTCTACTAATGTATTCTTTATTTGTACTGGTTCCTCAAGTCTACTGAAGAATGATATAGCTCTTAATGAGTGTCCATCCATTCCTTCTGTAAACTCTTTAGTTTTCATTATGTCACCTGATAGGATAGCTCCTATTTTATCTTCTAAAGCACTGAAGTCAGCTCCTCCAAATAGCATCCCTGGTGGTGCTACAAAACAACTCTTAATAGTTTTACCATATATAGAGTTACTAGGCAAGTTAGCTAGATTAGGATTTCTAGCAGATAATCTTCCTGATTGAGTTCCTCCAATTACTTGGTCTCCATTGAGCCATACAGTATCATCATCTCTCTTGAAGTGT